TGCTTCATCATAACTATTACCACCACTTGGCAGTGTTGCTGTATCTAAATCAGTAATAAACTGTTGAACTTGTTCTTGGCTGATGTTGTAATCTATGGATGTAAAGTAAGGATCACCATCATTATCTTCATTACCTGCACTGTCATCAAAATCAATTGAAACAGTAAATTGAAAATATCTTGCCTTTACTGCTGACAGCGTTTGGTTTGGTATTACATTTATTGTAGAAGGTGAATCAATTGTGCCACCTGAACTGTCCACTGTGTTGCCATAGTTTACTGTTATGTTTACAGGGTAATTTGCGTTTACTTTTATAAAATAATTTACAAGTGCAACCTTACCATAATCAACAACATCTGTTGTATAAGTTAGCGGTAGACTGGCAGTGCCTGACCAAGTGCTTAGACCTGTCCAATCATTGCCTGAACTGTCAGCAGTAAAGTCAGCCCAAGTTTCTATACTCTTAGGCTTGTATCTGCCTGCTAGTATATCATAATAACCGTTTCCTACACTCATCTACTGCTCCTAAAATGCAACACTGCCACCAACTGTTGTGCCTGTATTAGTTGCTGTTACACCGTGATATTGATCTCTTAAAAAATTACAATATGCTTCAAGGTTGTTGTTTAACACACTCAAACCATTTTTCAATGTATAGTTTGTAAACAAAAATCCGTGTGCTTGAAACAGTTGGCTGCCATCTTCCCATTCTTGATCAGTTTTTGAATTTCTCCAACGTATCTGTATTCTACTGTTAGGTGTTGTTCCTTGAAAATCTAATACAATAGGTAGTGGCACATAAGCACCAGCAATTGGTGTCTTATAGGGCCAATCAGTTGGATTGGTTGCTGATATGTCAAACTGCCTGCTGTTATTTGGGTTGGCAGGATTTGCACTATACCACGTATAAACAGGCATACCAATTCTTGCCTTATCGTGAACACCAATTAGCACATTTATACTGTTTTCAAACTCTAGATTTTGATTAGAATCAAAACTTCTCATAACCAAGGTATCTACCTGTGAATTTGTAGGTGGCTTAATTTCTACATAGTAACCATCATAGGTTACATTTTCATATTGTCCAAACCCAATAACCTTAAAGGTTGTTATAGTTTCTCTGCGTGCCATCCAATAGAGATCCTTGGAAAACTTTGTATTTCTTTCTGCAATGGATAAGCCAACACGGGTTTCTAAATCTGCACCATAACGACTAGCACCAACTAGGCAGGTCTGGACATCTTCATTTGCTGTCAGTTGATTTATGCCAGCAAAACCGTCCCATTTGTCTCTATATGCTCCACCAGGCCCTATAGTAGGATAAAACACTTCAATACCTTGTCCTTGATATCCAACTTCTACAGATTCAGGTGGTGGATTTGTTTCTGTGCCACTGTCTGGATCTAGAGGAACTGAAATACTTAATGGTGTAAAAGGCAATGGTTTTACATATGGTTCAATTAGATAATCATCTGGTATGTATAAACTTGGAGGTAACTCAATTTGTGCACCTACTGTAAATGGATACAGTGTTGCATCGTGTTCAGCCGCTTCAATGCTAACCAAACCTTGATTGCTTAATTTCATTGAATACACTCTAAATGTCTGTTGATTTAAATCAAGTATTGTGTCTGTAATTCTTATTATATCGCCAACTTCTACATCTAGTAATTCTTGTGTTGCTGTAAATGAAATACGTCTTTGGCTTCTTGATTTGTCATATATCATTTGTGCCAAATCATTTGCAATGGCAGGATTAGTTAGTGTGTGAAATGTAAATTCACCTGTAAGAACTTCATTGTTATCATTGGTTAGATCCGCAGCCACCTCATAAACTTTCTGTTGATTTGTAAATTCTAAGTCAGGATCAATATAGTTTACAATAACCTTGTTATACTTTGTTCTCTTGCTTTCACCAACAAGGCTAATTGAACCAACAATTTCTTCTTTGGTTACATCATAGGCACTTGTTACAGTTGCACTTGTTATGTCTGTTGGATGTCCGCCATCCTCTACTTTTAATTTGTATCTGCCTTCTACATATGGCATAATACTTCTTGCACCTGATACTAGTGTTTTGACATTATCAAATATTTTTGCCTGTGTGCTGATTACAGCATTGGTAGTCATTGCTCTACCTGATTGATTGTTTGAATAGTTTACTGTTTGATTAAATTTATTAGCCGCAATCTTAAATGCTTCTGCATCAATTTCTGTGTCATCTAATCCAGCACCGTATCTTGGATTTTGCAAATAGTCTAACAAACAAGAAGCAGGATTGATTTCATATTTTTTAGTTCTACCTGCATAGGTGCCTGATAGATCCTTGCCTGTGCCGTGTGTTGTAACGTCATAAACTTTTTTGCCAAATACGTCAAATGAAACTTTAGGAATACCACCACTAAATGGATTGTATTCATCCTGTGATTCAACATTCTTCCATTCAAAACGCATAACAACATAGGCTATGCCAGGAAGTTTACGCTGTTTTTTACCCCAACTTGCTGTTTCACCACCTAGTGAACTTTGTCCTTGTGTTTCAGTGCCGTTGAAACATTGATATTTGACTCTGTTCTTAAATCTACCTTCTGTTACAGTATAAACAGTGCCTGCATTTCTTACACTGGTAATTGGCAGATTAACATCATTTATAATTATATTTCTAAAACCGTATATTTCGCCCTCACATACAGCATAGACAACATATAAGAATTTGTTTGTTTCTCCATTTGATTCTACAAATACAATATTGCCACCTACACGTCTATAACCATAGACAACAGGTATTTGATTATTAGTTCCTGTCTTACTTACTGTTACACCTGTTGCCGCATTGCCTGGGTCTGGAACTTCTGGTGTGTCAAATGCACCAAATGGTGATACAACAAAACCAACAACATCGCCAACAAAGTCAACAACAGTTTCTACAACGTCAACAACAAAATCAACAACCGTGTCAACTACGTCTTTTACAAAATCAACTACACCACCCATTCGCTAGACTCCAAAGGTTTAACATAATGATATCCAACTTCTTGCATATCTCTGTTTTTGAAATATGTTTGAATTCTGTGTAACCATTTGTCATTTGGTTTGTAATCTTCTGTGTAAGTCATACAGGATGCCTGCATAAAATCACAACGCATTTCTACAAACCAATCACAAACATATTGATACAATGTATCTGCTAGGTTTTTGTTTCTTGCTTCTGGATGCACAAAGATAAAAGTCAATTCTCCATATCTTTTGCCATTCCAAATCTTTTGACAGATTTTGCCAATTGCGTATGCAACAAACTTACCATTTTTTTCTTCTACAAATATTTTGAAATCTGGTGACATCATCATATGTTTGAATGCTTTCTTGACAAAACTTCTGTCCACATCGTCGTGTCCAGCCAATCCTGCATCCTTGGCGTGTTCAATTGCAATATCAACCAGCAATTCTAATTCTGTTGTTTTTGGAAAGCGTATCATTATACCTTACCCCATTTTATGTCACGTATTGATTCGTGACTGTATTGAAATCCAAAGTCCTGTGGAAATTCCTGTTGTAGGCTTGCTTGGTTTGTTCTTCTACCAGTAAGTCTATTGAAGTTGGTAAACAGACTGTTGACATCAAGTGTAATGGTTGCTGTGTCTGTTGCGTTTACAGTTTTATATCCTGCAATCTTGCCTTTAAAAATAATCACACTCTTATCGCCTGTGCTGTCTCCAATAAGACTGTAATCATTTGGATCTAGAAATACTCTGCGTATTGTTACCAATTGATTAATTTGATTTGAATTACAAAATGTCTGCACATTGGAAACATCAAGTCCATTTATTGTTAAACTGATGCTTGTAATTTGTAATTCAGAAACTTCAGAAGTTTCAGAGATGCCCATAAAGTTGCCCTGTGCTTCATAGGTGTCACCATTAAAAGTAATGTCAAAGGGACCATCTGTATATCTTACAGTTGATCCTCCGTTTACACCAATCTCTACAAGTGTAAGAGCAAGTAAACTATTACCTGCGAGATAGGTATTTTGGACATTACTTAATCTGCTCATAATACCTCTCTAACGTCTATTTCATAATTTGTATATTGCTCTGTGGTATAACTAAATTCTTGAACATCATTATCAAGTATCATTCTAA